CGTATGCGGCGAGAAGAAAGTCAAAAAGATTATTGGCGCTCCCGTAATTGCAGACATTTTCAGATTGGATGTTCGATCCAAAGACCCAGGCATGAGAGACTTGCTGCAGAAGATTCACCAGAGAACGCCAGGTTCACAATTGGATCAGAGTGCAACGGAGTTCTAAAATGAAAAAAATAATTATGGGAATGCTTTGTTTCTTATTCATCATAAAAGCATTTCCAGTATGGTCTGCTACTGCGCCATCAGAACCCTCAGAAGATCAAACAGAGTCGGTAGAGAAACCACCGGCGATTGTGATCCCTGAATCGCGGGGAACACGGAGAGTAGTAACAGCTAATACTTGTTTTCCAAATGATATATTTTTACGACTTATGGTTGAAAATAATTTAAAGCCTGGAGTTCAAGGACACGAAATGTCCATATCAGATATGGGAATGACTTTATCTGGAATGATGACAGTATGGTTTGATTCTGAACAAGAATATTTTATTGTTACTAGTACCGCGAGCATGGGATACACTTGTATTATCAGTCGAGGAACCACACCGACATTAAATCTATCTAACATATGGTCGATTGGAGAAAGTGAACGAGAAAAATTTTAGATTACTACCCGCACCGCAGCGAGTAGAATCCTATCGTCCTTCACATCCCGGATACACGGCGAGATCACCGCTCGCCTCATTATAAATATATATATTCGCCGGAGTGTGGAAGACGATAGGATTATTATATTTTTAGATTGTACGAACTGGCAACCGTTTGAGTTTTTGAAGAAGGACATGCAAGACAGCGGTTCGACTCCGCTCACCTCCACCATGGGGGTGTAAGGAAATCGATTGGTGTGTTAGACGCAAAGACGAGGATGCCCGTGTTGGGGAAGGCACGTTAAAAGTCCCCGAACCATAGCCGACAACTTTGTTGGAGGTTTCGCTCTCGCTGCGTAAGCAGTAAAGCCGGGTTTGGTCCCGCCTGGGAACAGAATGGGACCACTATTTTTTTAATGTAAAATGAAGGAATGATTATGTTTAAAGTGAATCAAATAAAATTCTGTCCTCTTTGTGAGGCCTCGGCGCTCGAAAGTGGGTGTCCTAATTGTGGAGCAAAGGATTTTAAATACAAGGGGAACTCAACATTGATTTGTAATGTCTGTGACGAGGTCTTCGCAGTTGCTCATAAAGAGAAATCTTTTTTAGATTAAATAGGAGAATTGAATAATGTTAGGAATCTTAGGATTAGGTATTCAGGCAATAAGCGGAATCGCTGGGTTTGCGATGCCGTTCGTTGGAGATGTCGTAGGATATTTTAAAAAGAAATCGGATAATCAGCACGAACTTGCAATGATGGAAATGAACGGAAAACTTGCAAAAGAAGAAGCTGCTTATCGTCTCGAAGAAACAGTCGAGAAAACTAGTTCCTCTGATTTTCAGGCGGCACACAAACCGCAGATTAGTTTTGGTGTTCAAGTTCTCGATAAGTTAGCTGACCTATCTTGGTCGCCGTGGATTTCAGCGCCGATTGTTTATCTATTTTCACTCTTGGACTTCCTGATTGGATTTGTTCGTCCGGGCGTGACATATGCACTCATTGGTTTGTATGTTGCAACCAAGTGGGCAGTATTTATAAAAACAGGAAATGTCCATGATGTTTGGCGCGCAGAAGATATGATTCTTCTGGAGATGACATTAGGATTTTGGTTTGGTTATAGAACCCGTAAAAAGGTTGGTACGAAATAATGCGCGGCGTTTCGCAAAATGCGATTGACCTGATAAAGTTTTTTGAGGGTCTGCATAAAGTCGAGGGCGATCATATTGTTCCCTACAAGGATGCAGTTGGTTTCTGGACCATTGGATATGGACATTTACTTTCTCGTGATCGCTCAGCCGTAAACACATGGGAACCAATTACTGAAGAATATGCCGAGCAAGTTTTATTGCGAAACGATTTAAATAGATTTGAAAAAGGGGTGATAAGGTTAATCAACGTACCACTGACCGATGGTCAATTTGGTGCGTTGGTTGCCTTCTCATTCAATTTAGGCCTTGGTTCACTTCAATCATCCACACTAAGAAAACGGGTGAATGAAGGAGAACACGAGTCAGCCGCCGAGGAGTTTCACCGATGGATATTTGCTGGTGGAAGAAAATTGAGGGGATTAGTTACTAGACGAGCAGCAGAATCAAAACTTTATCTTTCTTAAAATTGAGGATTGTATGTATTGTATGAAAAAATGGATTTTATTATTTGTTATGTTCTTTGTTATGGTTCCTGAAATAGTTCCTGAAGCTTCCACGGCCACAAAAAATCCCCCTGCGGATTGGTCACAATGGGAAACTCTGAGAAGTTATACGGCCATCGCAGATCAAGTCCAAGTAGAATGCCTTGCAAAGAATATTTATTTTGAAGCAAGGAATCAAAAATTAGTTTCCCGTATTGCGGTGGGACTAGTCACACTGAATAGAGTCGAAGATGAATTGTTTCCACCTACAATCTGTGGAGTGATTACAGAAGCACAACTATGGAAAGGGAAACCTGTCAGAGATGCATGTCAATTCTCATGGTACTGTGATGGAAAATCCGATGTTCCTAAAAACTTAAAGGCGTGGAACAAAGCATTTAATCTCGCAATTAATTTATACACGATGAAAAATTACCACATCTTTGATTTTACATATGGTGCAACACATTATCATGCGACATATGTAAATCCGAAATGGGCGAAGAAACTGAAACGTACCGCACAATTTGAGATGCATATTTTTTATAGAATGGAGAAGTAAGATGTCAGTAGAACACAGGAGTCCAAGACGATTCCACAAAGAGATCGAGGACATGGCCGCAAAAGACGGCCTATCATATATCGATGCATGTATAGAATTTTGTAATCAGCGAAGCATTGAACCTGATGCAATTGCAAAATTAATCAACAAGCAATTAAAAGATAAAATCGAAGTCGAGGCAACCGCCTTGCACTTTTTGCCGAATAAGGGTAAGTTGCCGGTATGAACAAAAATGAAAGATATGCAAAATGATTAGAATAATTTCCAGTAGAGTTTTTGGAGATAAAGTTAAGGATGTAAGACAAAACTCATTGTTCGTAAAATATATTGGTGATGATGGAAAAGAAAATTCGATTCAATTTGTTGCGAATCATTCTAAAGTTTCAACGTGGACACTTGATGACTCAAACGAGGTTCTCATTGAAATGGAAAATATAATTGCGACAGCACTCAACAACATAGGACCATAATTGGAGATTGATATGAAAAAAATATTACTATCACTTTTAATTATTTTTTCTAGTGTTAGTGTTGTAAGTGTTACAGAGGCCAGAGGTGGTCGAGGACATGGTGGACACCATAGCAGACATCACGGCGGATACCATGATGCAACAGCATGGATATTTATCGCTGCGATATTAGGTAGTGCTCTTATATTGTCTCAACCCCACCAGAGAATGCCGAGGACGAGAAGTTGCTGGACAGAACGAAGATCGATATATGATAGATGGGGAAATTATGTCGGGTATCAAACCAGACAAATTTGTGACTAATAAGGAGAGAGATATGAATATAGGTGATAAGCATAAAACTTCTATCAAGGTTCGACCGGCCGGGCCGGAGGTTCGTATGGCAGGACCGCCACCAAACGGAAGTAGACCAGAGAAGATGGCATGGAAGTGCCCGGGATGTGACTACTGGGTTTCACCCGATGAAAAAGTTTGTCCAATCTGTGAACCAACAATGGAAAACAGAGTGGACACAGAAACGAAAGAATTTTTGATAGAATAGGTAAAAGTGATGGACGAAGTTTTTAATTATGTTACACAGTTTCACACATTCATTATGGGATACAAAGATTTCATCACCGCAATGTTTGAATGTGGCGGAAGCGTTGCAGTTTCTGTGTGTATACGCAAACTGCATATTGATAAAATGGTTCGCGGAGTTGATTGGAAATATCTTGCGTACTATATGACATGGACGGGTTGGAATTTACTGTACTATCCATCATTCGATCAATGGTACAGTTTCAGTGCAACATGTTCAATGTTACTTGTTAATTCCATATGGATGACACAAATGATTTACTACAATGCGCGAGAAAGGAGAGGGGCAGTTTCTAAGGTGTAACAACCTTTTATATTATGGTTATAACTTTTACATTATGAAACACGTTTGGATAAAACTACTATACTAGAAACATTACACTATGCATAATGTGGACAAAAGACCATAAGGAGAAGTACATGGGTTTTGATGATTTATTTACTACTGAGTACACAGAAAATCTCACCAAAGAACTAGAAAAACTTTCAGGGAATAACAAAGAAAAGAAATCCTACAAGGACGATAGGATTTGGGAAGCGCAGATGGACAAGGCTGGAAACGGCATGGCCGTCATTCGGTTCCTTCCGCCTCCTGATGGCGAGGCCTCCCCGGCTGCGAAACTTTGGTATCACGCATTTACAGGACCGTCAGGCGATTGGTATTATAAAAATTGCCTCACCACAATCGGGAAACGCGATCCTGTCGCAGATGCAAACAATGTCCTTTGGGAAACAGGTATTGAATCCAACCAAAACATTGCGAGAGATCGCAAACGTAAGTTGAACTATTACTCCAACATTTATATTGTGAGTGATCCTGCGAACCCAGAGAATGAAGGAAAGGTCTTCCTCTTTAAATATGGTGCAAAGATTTATGAGCACATTAAAAAGAAGACGCATCCTGATACTGCCTTTGGTGAAACCCCAATCAACATCTTTGATTTTATGAATGGTGCTGATTTCAAACTTCGTATTCGCAAAGTTGGTCAATGGGCGAACTACGATCTTAGTGAATGGGCAGCACCCTCGGCTCTTCTGGGAGGGAACAAAGACGAACTGAGAGAACTGTATGATAAACTGTATTCTCTTTCCGCGTTTGTTGCGCCTGATCAGTTCGAGGACTATGATGTCCTGAAGGCAAAGTTCGATGGAGTGATCAATCCAAAAGGTATTAAGGAAAGATTTACTGCTGAGGAGATCGAACCGGAGGAAGATGATATTCCTATCGGGGGAGTTGATCCACGTTCCACAGTAGCGGTTGGTTCCGCTGGTGGTGAGGGTGAAGAGACAGTCGCTGATGCAATGGATTATTTTAAAAACCTTGCAGAGAACGATGACTAGACGGAGGCAGGCAGACTAGCTTGCAGGGGGCGTCCTACGGGGCGCCCCTTTTTTAGGCCTTGTTATATTCTTAATTGTTCAACCGTCGATTTATCTTCAAGAAGCATGTTTTTAAATGTTATCATTAGTATACCTTTACAAAATAACTCGACTGTTCTGTGTCAGACGATCCATACAAATAACATAAATTCACAAATTTATTTTGTTGTTTCTTAGTTGAACTTGTACTCAATATTACATCTAGAAACTTCATACAAACAATTTTACTGTGTTTCCAATTTTTATTTGTATTATTATAGTTCTTTAAAAATACATCGTAATCCATCACCTTCCTTATTTTTAACTGTCCATCATTATGTTTTTTATACATCTGATATAATTTTTCTGGAAAATCATTTTTTCTTGTTTCCTGAAACAATACACCCTCTCCACCGGGAGGGATAAATGACTTATTCATAACCGTAACGGTATAGAAATTAACATTACCACCACCAATCTTTCCTGCTGCAGCAGAACTTCCTTTTATTTCTCCCTGCCATGATGTATCACCACCAAATGTTCTAAATTGAATATCATCTGCTGATGTTTCAATATAGATATCCTGTGATGAAAAAAAATCACCAGTCTTACCATATTTATAACCCCTAAAGGTATAATCTTTCTTTGCAGCTGCGCCTGGTTTTTTGTATTCTTGAAATTTTGCTGGGACTTTACCTATTTTCTTGAGTGAGATAGCTAAGAGTTTTGTTCTATCAGTTGCATTGTTAGCACCCGCTAACTCTGATACTTTCTTGTTCAGTTCACCCCAATTATTAGAAAAATCATGTAGAGGTTTCTTTGTTTTCACAAGAGTACTCATCCAAATATCGCCAGGGTTCCATTTGTCATGTGAAAATGAACCAGGCACTTGTGGCTTATCAGTTGCCTTATCTATATCCTGGCACATTTTCTTTGCTTTATATATGTTATCCATAAAGGTAGAACCTCTATGAAAGTATACAGTTCCAGATACTTTTCGTCCAAACTTTTCCCACAATTTATTTGCAGTCTTCAAATAAACATCATGTTCATCATCTCGCCAATCTCTAGGTCCAGATATCAAACAATCTGATAGAGACATTGTTGCGTCAACATATATCTTTGTACTATCTAATTGTTTATCTGTTATAGTTTTAATTTGTTTTTTTGCTTTATTAAATACATAAGCACAGTAATAACACTGTAGGGATTCGGTGTACTTAGTATCAACTGCGCCGCCGCCTGAACCGGAACCGCCGCCGAAATCTGCATCTTTGAATACTTTATTAAACTTACTAGAGCCTTCTTTTTTCTGTGCATTAATCCAATGAAGAACTTCACCAACTGAATCCCAGTTTACGCCAGTTACTTTTATTCCATTAGCCGTTGTACCGATTATGAAAGGTTTATTATCCTTAATTTTATGAACAAATACATCAGGACGCTTAATGCCTGCATAAGGCCCATTGGCTGCTTCCTTCCTCATGTCGTTGCGCTGAAGTCCAGCCATAGAAAACTCCTATGATACTATATTATTTTTACACCTCGAAATAACTTCTTCAGGCCGGTGGAAATAAGTTACACATATCCATCGCACGAATAAATCTTGTCATTCCAATACCACCACCCACCCTCGGCATAAAAGTATGACTTAAAAATTCATCCAGTTCTTTACTAACCCGTTCCTTACCAAATGTTCCATGTAACAAATCAGCATACTGACCATCACTGATTGTGTGAAACATATTATACATCTCTGTTGGATCAGCAGATCGTTCGGCAGAACCAATCGTTTCTTGCCCACAAATAATGACATCAATTTTCGCAGCTGTGCCATCGCCGTTTTGTTTCATATTCCAGAATGGACTTGTGTAGTTTGGAAAGTTATGAATCGTTTGTACGTTGCCATATTTTTCATACATCACAGTTTCTTCTGCATGACTCAATTCTTCAACACCCAACTCGTTCGCCCAAGTGGTATAATCTTTCGATACAATTAAATCCTTGGATGATGAAAATCCTACTACTTCGCACAACTCCAATTCCATTTGATACAAGTCATCAATATTCCCCGGCATTTCAAACTCAAACATAGGAAATATAAGATCATGCCGGCCTGGGATTGCATTCGGTTCCTGACGATATGATGTCGAGACACAAAAAAACCCCGGAACTTCAGGTTTAGTAAGTAACTCATATTCCAACCACATCTGGCCCGTCTGCGGCAACGGCCAGACTTGCCCTGCATAGTTATACGTTGAGACAGTTGTTGGGTCTTCACATGCTGCCAGGATACTCAAACGATTCTGTGTGTGTACTTCCTGAAAACCTTTGCCCAAAAAAAAGGACCGTAAACGGCCCACAGCATCTGTAAATTTTTGCGGATCAATAAGTTGTGTCATATGTTTCTTCTCTCCCTCGTCCTTCAAAAAATTATGTTATTCCAATATGGATTCAAACTCTGCAATGATCTCTGATGTATATTCTGGACGAAGAACATTGATGCTGCGATGTGCCTCGTTGGCTTCGTCTTCGTATGTTCTGTTTGAGACGGAGGCAGCGCCGGATGCAACTGCATCGACACGGTTCCCGTCTGCGTCCTCGAAGTGATGGTCTGCATCGGTGTTCAGTTGTTTTCTTTGGAACGTCGAGGTTTTTCCGCTCGTGGCGCCTGTGATGGTTTCGGAAACGAATGTGCCGACTGGTGAAGAAATCAGAACCTTCGCATGGGGAATCGTCTGAGAACCAGTGTTCCAGTTTGTTGTATCAGTAGAAACCACAACCCCGGTGGCGCCGCTTGTTGCGCCGGTGAGTGTCTCACCCACAGTGTATTGCCCGGTGAGGGCAGAGACATACAAGGCGTCGCCTTGATATTTATCAGATAGGTATTTACTGAAAGTCCTCTGTTGCATGGGCCAATCCCAGAATGGATTTGTTGTGATATTCATCTGAAAGAAAATCCAGTAGAGATGAACACTTCCATAAATCTTTTCTGCAAGACTTTCCGGTGTCTCCCAGTCAGGAATATCAAATGCATAGTAGGCCCCCTTGTTCGCAATCACTTCGGGTCGAATCCGAAATGTCCGAAACAGATTGCGCACATATGTCCTGTTATCATCTTTCGCAATATCATATGCGAGTGCAGGGAATCTTAGAAAGTATGGATCAGCCATGTGTTCTCCCAAATAGACTCGTTGTAGGTTACGAGTGGAACCAGATTAAGATCACCTTCCTTTCTAGTCGCGGGTAGCTAGAATTGTGGTACGGTGTCTTCTCCTTGAGTTATATAGGACATTCGGTTATATAGGACATTCGATAGATTTTTATTTTTTCCCGGTTGCGCCCTGATGTAATCGTATGCGCTTGCGCAGTCCAGACATCTCTACCTCTACTGGTACATCTGGTACTTCAGTCATACCATACATCTTGTAACACGTTCCCATGGACATCTGTGATTCTGCAAAGTTGTTGACCTCAATCTCATTTGTTGTTTTATACATGAGTCAGATATCCTTTCTCTCTGTGTGCGGGTGGGTGCGTTCATGTGCGAGTCAGTGACAATTCGATTCGACATGTTTATGGAAAAATATTTTATAAAAAAAATTCACATGATTTTTCATATTTTATACAAAGTGTTATACACGATGTTCGTCTAAAGGGGTTGGTCCCATAATGCGATTTTGAAATCCATAGTCTTTTATAAAACACGGTGTATATATTGTGTTCAAGAACTTTAAATCTTTCAAGAACTTTGGATCTTTAACCTTGTTGTTGTTGCATCCTTTCCTCTTCGTCCTTTATATATTGTGATAATAATTCTGTGTACACTTCCCTCTCCCACGGTATCATGTTCTCAAGTTCACTCAAAGAATATTTATGGTGTTGCATCATTGAGAAGTTGACCTGATACATATTGGCAAGACTTTCATGTGAGAGGGCTATACGAAAAAATCTTGAATACCACTCAGTGTCACGGTGCCCTTGTGCGCACACTTCTTACACTCATACTTCACATCATGTTTTAATGCGGGTATAGTCTTGAAGAAAGTGTCTATCATCTCAAACTGTTTCTCGGTCAGTGTGTCTGCCCATTCATTCAACTCATCCTGTGAAAAGTCTTTTCTTGTATATACCTGATCAATGTCATAGATTGTCTCAATACACCCGGTCATTGCAATCATTCTGTCTGATATTGATGTTTCACCACTCGACAATGAAGACAATTCCTTTATAGTCGGGAGTCTCATGGTGATTCCCTTGTCTGCTTCAAGTTTTATGACACTATTGTGGTTCTTGTCGAACTTCACCTTGATCTTTGTCAGGTCAAGTTTTACATCCACCGGGTTGGCACAAGGAGCCATCGTGCCATCATCCTGCTTCACCTCATTCTGACAATATATCTTAATGTCTGCAATCTCATTGACACTCTTTGCTCTCAATTGCAAGAAAATGTACTCAATATCGAATGTTGTAAGGGTTTCAACATCGAAATCCTCGGTTTGCACACAATTATTGATAATCTGTGATATACCTTCTGCCATTTCCGCATCATTCTCACTTTCTGCTGCCATTAGCAGAATCTTTTCCTCTTTTACAAGAAATGGTCGAACAGAGATGGAAGCTTTGGTGGATGGTACTTTTAGACTGTATATCGGAACCGTGAGTGTGGGTAGAGCCATGGTGTTTTCTCCTTTGTTGACCATTATTAGTCAAAGTTGTAAAATCGTGTAAAGATCTAAAGTTCTCAGTAAAGATCTATGGTTCTTGATGAATATTTATGGTGAGAAAACACCGTGTATAACATCATTTGTCAAAACACGGTATGAACATGATCCTGGCATCGTTTTCTGACTGTGTGGCGTCCCCGTGGCGGGC